CAGAAACAAAAGACCCGATTGCCCTGTTCTGCTGGCCTGCAACGCCTCCTGGCGTGATCCACATCCGTAAGAATTCACCGGCCCCCAGCCGTACCAAGCACTTTGCCGGATTAGCTTCGAGGCCTCCTTTAATCGCAGTGTCTCGCCAGTTTACGCATTCATGCCGTGCATTCCAGCCCATTAGGACATCGTCACCATGGTAGCAGGCGAACAGCGGTTCGCTCACTGGGCTACCGTCTTCTTCGGCCCATGCACGCACAAGTGCGTCATATGCTAGATTCAAGAGCGTATTCAGCAATGTCGTATGCCGAAAACCTGACAGAAGTCCGAACTTAGCATGGTACCACGCTGTACTAGGACCCCTTATCCGAATTTCAAACATGCTCTCCTCGAGCCACCTTATAGCACTCAGCATATCACGCTTCTCCTGCGAATCGCGCATCCCCGTACTTACAACATCGCCCATTGCAGCGTAAACCGCCGCCATCGCCTCCAGCGTATGTCTCTCATTAAAATCCTTATAATCAAAACTCAGCAGCCACGGCCGCTTGGCAGCGGTCTCATGTAGCTTCACCAGTCTAGCTCCCGCAGACTGTGGATCTACACCGATTCCAAACTCAGGGCTCTTGAGCACCCCATCGAACGCCGCGCTCACATAGTCACTTATAGCATAGTGCCGGAAATCGGTCCCATAAATCGGGCGCAACTTCCCTGCCATCTCATTCCTTTTTGTGTGGCCAACAGAGTAACAGCAAGGCTTCGCCTTCACAGCTTGACTCAAATATTCATTACCAAGTGTTTCCACAATCTGCTGCTTGGTTATTGAGCCACTAACTCCCAGCAAGCTGCACACTTCCTTCCAAGCGGCGGCTGTCTCAGGCGGCGGCTTCATGCCTGCAGCACCAGCTACATGGCGCCCAGCTCTTCTCTCCCAGGAGTCCTTGAGCGTCCTTATGCCTGTCAATGATACATAGCCACACTTGCGCATGTAACGTGTTAGATAGTCCTTGATAAACGCTTCAGCACTCACGTACCCCTTAGGAGCACGCAAATGTTGCGCTTCACTAGTCCTTAAGGACATCTCCTTAGCCCAATCTACCTCACCGTGTGCCTTTGGTGCCAAGCAGTGCATATAAGCAAAAGCGGGTACCTGCTCAACCGGCACCTGCTGGTTACCTACCATCCCAGTGAGACGCGCGATATCACTCGTGTACTTAGCCCAGAGTGGCACACAATTGGCACAGCCCCAGTCAAGCACATGAGCACAAACACTTAACTTCAACGCCGGCGGTACGCTCACGAACCAGAGGACATATGCCACTGCCGTTTGCATCGCTGCACCGTATAGCTGCTTCAGGATCGACACAAGAAGGCGAATAGCCTCTGGGTCGAGCTCAGCACGCACGCACGCCAATGCCGCCCGGAGTGTAATCTTCAACCTCACCCCTGATCCTATAGCAGCGATCGGGTATACAGCCTTAAAATCACTATCAGCCGTGGGCGCAAGGCACTGACCTTTAGCCCACTGACTGAGCAAAGCCGCGCACTGAACATGTGCCTGCCCATACGGTGATGAGTGGCAACATTGCTCGGGTCGCGGTAGCTCTTGACACTGGGCAGTGATGTCCGCATGTGCGGCGGCTATCTCGTCCAGAGAGCGCAGAATCTCACGCCAGCACTCGGTATGGGACGTGTCGTTCTTTGCTGCCTCAGTCAGCTGGCCAATCAATACACCCATCTCCTGCTGCTTGTTACCCAGCATCGTTTTAATAGGTACGCCAACAGCCGTTGCCCTCACTACCCACAAGTGCAGCCAAGCGGGTACACTAGACAAGTGGCGGGCCGTACGTAACGCACCATAAGCACGCTCCCGCTCGGCACTTGTCACCCGCGAAGACTGGATAATAGCTGTGAGGACAATCTTGCCCCAAGCTCCGACAACAGCACGCCCCGCGCCCTTGAAAGTCACACCCCTTTTAGGGCTGCTCTTCTTCTTACTTGGGCGGGTGCCGCGATCTGGGCCGCCATCATGATTATCTTGGTCGTCGCCATCACCGCCATCTGCATTATCATCAGGTGCTGGGCCGACATCCATCACAGGCGCAAAAGCAGCAGCTACCGTCTGTAGTCCGACCCAGTGGTCGCGACGCCAGCGCACCGCAACCTTGACTGCATCATCATAGTAACTGGCAGCTACCGGACCCTCCGGCAAGGCCAGCACCAGTGAGCAATTCAAGTACAGCGCAGCTGCGCGCATCATCTCTGAGTCCCAAGGACCTCCAGTCGGCGCTTCACACATCATTGCTACTGTACGGTCGAGGGCAACAGGTTGCAGAGCTGCTCCCAACTCCGAGCCCGCCGCTCTCGCCGCATCGAGGATCGCTTGCGGTCCGCACATACCACCCCCCGCATTTGGGATTTCGTCCCAGTCGTGCTGCGCAAACCAACTTAGCAGCACCCCGGCCTCAACAGGCCTGGGTACTCTCAGCGCTGTAGGCACCTCAGTACCGCGCGCCTCAACCACACCACCCGCGACCTCAGGGAGAGCACCAACCTGCGCCAACGCGACATTCAGTGCATCTCTTGGATCATGGTAGCGGGGGGCCGGTGGGTAGGTCGTCGCACCTAGCAACCCCCTGAAGTATCTGAGCAACGACCTTTCCGGGCCCTGCCTGCCGGCAGGGCGCAGACCCTGGAAGTCAACCCAGATCTCTCGATCAATTATCGGGGACAATTTCTGTCCAATCTCAGAGGTAACCGGAACCGGCACTTGGAAGTGCTGCAGCCCCAGCTCCCCGTTTTTGTACATTTTCCCGTCTCCACTAACAAGACCCATCGCTAACACTTTAAGCATTTCGCGATGTGCCATGTTACCATGTGTCCCGAGACGGTGGGTCCACACCACCTTCCCCGGGGACAAAATTTCGTTGAGTGGACTCAACGGCTCATACACTCCGCAGACCAACTCCATTACATTTGGCCAATCGAACTGCTGTCCAAATTCAAATAGAGCCGCATCAGCGGCGTTTCCAGGCTTGAGCCAAGGAAGTATGTGCAACCATTGCCTCAGATAGGGATCCTGGTCCTCGACCGCTTTTCCCCACAGCCCCCCGGCTGTAGTTGAAGCTGAAGAGATCCAGGCATCCACCTCATCCCTAGCCACACGGTACTTACCACTTGCGTAGTCAGCTTTCGCCCCACTAGCTCGCCCGAGCCACGCCCCTAATGCTTTCTCCATGAATCCTGCTCGCATCACGGCTTTGGTAATTGTTACAGTTGGATGCGCTATCTTCCCTGAAAAGAAAGGCAGGAGCATCCTCGGAATAACATCCAAAGTCAATCTCGCGGCAAGGTCGGTCGGATGCCGCGGGTACGGCAACGCAACCTTCTGGGAGCCTACTGCTGGCAGTGCAGTAGCCAAAACCCATGCCAACTCGAGCTGCTTAAGCAGATTGAGCCTTGACACGTATGCGGATATATAGCTGACCATCATCCCTGACGACAGTCCCGCTAATCCCGGCAACCTTTCGGTAATCGGGCTATCAACTACAATTACGTATCGAAGGGCACTTGATAAATCAAATGCCCAAATAGGCTCAACAAGCCTACCAACATCGAGGTTGGGTGCCACCATCGCTCCTCCAGCTGCCACAGCGCTCCAGAATGTGAGAGAACCAGCGTCCGCCTCAGCTATCCATATAGCTGGGTTACGGC